ATATCTTTACATTATCATGTGAAACTTTTGCTTATTCAATGGAAAAATTCGAAACTGGAACAGACGATGTGGATGCAATTACAGATTTCAAGCAAACTATATACAATTTCTTAATTGGTGCTACGGCCAATGGATTTACCGCTGCATTCAATCAAACAATTCGCGGAGAAAAGGTGTTTGTTCCTGGAACTATATCAGGTACTACATCTTTCTTCAGAATATTGGATCTGGATCTTTCAGGAAAAACTCTAACAGCAGAGTTGCTATCTCTAGACGGAGTAACATTCTCCAATCCAACGCGACTTACAAGTTCGGTTTCTGGAGTTACATTCGAAATCAAGAGTTATAACAGCAATAACTCCTATGGAACAATTAATACTGTTCTTCAGGACGCTGAAGGTGAAGTTCCACCACTTGATTATCAACGCGGATTTACTGGATCTGGTAGTAAGTATGAAGATCCTATAATTAATTTCACAGATGTAGATCCTTTCTCAGAAGGTAATTACTAATGTTTAACGCATTTAATAATCAATCTATAAGAAAATTAGTTGTAGCATTTGGTTCTTTATTCGATGAAATCTATGTTATAAGAAAAAATAATACAACAAATGTGGAAGAAAAATATAAGGTTCCTATTACCTTTTCTTCAAAGGAAAAGTTTTTAAGAAGATTAGAACAAAATTCTTCTATTAGCGATAATGTAAAAACACAAATTAATTTACCATATTTGAGTTTTGACATAAATGGTATTGTTTACGATAACAATAGAAAGAGAAATAAGCTCAGAGTAGCTTCTACTTCAGAAACAGATGAAGAAACAGCAGAAACTACAACATATAAAACATTTGCTGAAACACCAATTTCCGTTTCGATGAATTTATATTTTTATACTAGAAATTTGGATGAGATATTTCAAATAATAGAACAAGTATCATCTTATTTTAATCCAGAATTTAATATTAGATTAAATTTTAATGAAATTCATAAAAATATAAATGTTCCAATTTCTATGCGTGACATCAAAATACTAGATGATCATGAGGGTAATTTTGGATCAAAGAGAACCACGATAGGAACTATAAATTTTGTAGTATCTAGTTATTTGTTTGGGGAAATAAAATCTGGATCTTCTATTTCCAATTTTACTTTTAATATTGATGAAGATCCAGATGACACAACATACGCCGCGTTATTGAATTCTCAAACATCTAATATAATTTTAAATTCTGATTATTTAAATCAGACTTATAATTTAACAGGGACTTCAGATGCTACATTTATAAGTAAATTTACTTGGACTGAAAATAATGTAACTGAAGATTTTACAAGTATTTTACTTTATGATGAAATAACTAATCAATCTATTGGTTCTATAAGAATTCTAGCCAATACTTTGAATTTAACTCAAGCTGATGTTGGTTATTTTACTAAACAATTAGCCGTTTATATAAATGAAAATCCATATGATACTGTTCCATGCATTCCAGAAATCAGACTAATAGATTATCAAAAACCAAAATATTATTTTAAAATTTCTAATGGACAAATAAGCACAACTTTCCCGGCAAAAATAAACACTATATCTGTTTGTACTTGATTATGAATGAACTAAATGAATTTTTTAATATAAAACCTACAGAAAACGCTAGCAAAGAAATACAAGAAATCCCAGAAAAGGATTTCGAATATGCCAAGCGCAATATGTACGACATCATCGAGAAGTCAAAGCTTGCTCTTGAGGGTATTATGAAGGTTGCGACTGAAGGTGATTCTCCAAGAGCATACGAAGTGGTAACTCAAATGCTGAAAACAATGTCTGAGATTAATAAAGATCTAATAGATCTTGAAAAGATAAAGAACGAAGCAAATAAGACCACTATAAAAACAACAAATAATAATTCATTCTTCATAGGCTCCACTAGTGATCTACAGGACTTAATCAATCCTGAAAGAAGTAAGAATAAAGCTATAGAAATGATTGATGCGAAGGTGGTAGAGGATGTCAAGGAAATTTAAGGGTTACTTAGGTAATCCAAATTTAAAAGAAGCTGGAGTAAAGATTGACTTTACCGAAGAGCAGATTCGGGAATATGTTCGTTGCTCTCAAGATCCCATTTATTTTATTAAGAAATATGTCAAGGTAGTCTCTCTTGATAAAGGTCTTGTTCCTTTTGAGTTATATGATTACCAAGAGGACATGATTAATAAAATGCATAACAATCGTTATATCATTGCCAAACTGCCCCGTCAGTCTGGTAAGAGCACAACGATTGTTGCATTTATTCTTCATTATATTCTCTTTAACCAGAGTATGAGTGTTGGTATTCTGGCCAACAAGATGAATACGGCTAGAGAAATTCTTGGCCGTCTTCGTCTGGCCTATGAGTATCTTCCCAAATGGCTTCAGCAGGGCATCATCGAATGGAACAAGACATCCATTCAGCTTGAGAATGGTTCAAAGGTCATGGCATCAGCCACATCCTCATCAGCAGTTCGTGGTGGATCGTTCAACCTCATCTTCTTGGACGAATTTGCCCATGTCTCTCAAAACATAGCAGAAGAGTTCTTTAGCTCAGTTTACCCAACGATTACCTCTGGTCAGACCACGAAGGTATTCATGGTATCTACCCCAAACGGACTCAACATGTTCTATTCCTTCTGGAAGGGGGCTACAAGGAAGCAGGGCGAGGAGGGGAAGAACGAGTACATACCAATAGAGGTATCCTGGAGACAGGTTCCTAAGTACGCTGGTGGGCCTCTGCGCGACGAGCAGTGGAAGCAGCAGATGATTGCTCAGACCAGCGAACAACAGTTTGAGCAGGAGTTTGAATGTTCGTTCCTTGGTTCGTCAAATACCCTAATCAGTGCTAGTAAGCTAAATTTGCTTCAATTTGATAAACCTCTGGCAAAGGAGCCAGGAGGTCTTTACATCTACGACGAGCCAGTTGAGGGCCATGCATACTTCATTATGGTCGATGTCGCCAGAGGTCAAGGAAGAGACTATACGGCTATGGTGGTGGTTGATTCCACCGAAAAACCCCATAAGGTCGTGGCAAGATATAGAAATAATCTTATATCTCCATTTGATGTTCCACCAGAACTTTACAATCTAGCAATAAAATATAATAATGCACACTTACTGATTGAAGTCAATGATATCGGAGGTCAGATTGCCGATGCCATGCACGAAGATTATGAGTATGAAAATATCATTCAGACTCAGATGATGGGCCGTGCAGGACAAAAAGTAACCTTGGGATTCGGTCGCGGAACAAAACAAAGAGGAGTAAGAACCAGCTCTGCGGTCAAAAAACTAGGTTGTGCAGTTCTAAAAAATTTAATTGAGCAAGATAGACTCTTGGTCAGAGATTTTGATATCATTCAAGAATTGATGACATTTGTTTCGAAACACCAGACATTTTGCGCCGATGATGGCTATACGGACGATTTAGTTATGTGTCTTGTTCTTTTTGGATGGCTAACTCGTCAGGGCTACTTCGAAGAGATTATTGAGATACAGAAAAAGAAAATCATAAATAAAAGCGAGCAGGAGGAAGAAGAAAATACTACCTTTTTTGTTGGTCCAGACAAATTAGACAATGTATTCAAAGATTCAGACACCCTTTGGTTCACGCAGGAATAAAATATGCCACAAATTAACATTACAGAAAATTCACCAAATTTATCAGGCGCAGTACAATCACAGGGATCTTCCCATGTTTCTATTTTTATGTGTGGTGATTCTTTCATGCAAAAATTGACTGAAGGGGATTCTCCAATACCAGCATATAAACAATATAACTCCCCACAAGAATTAATTGCGGAATTTGATTCTGCGGTTCTTGCAGGAACTTCAAGCGGATTTTCTAATGCTGGAGCAGAAAAGGGATTTACTGGCGGTACTACACTTGATAGAGAACTGCATTCAGCTTTAAATTATCTTGAATACGGTGGAATTTTAATTGCAGCAACTGGTGCTACCTCACTTGCTGCATCAAATATTAAAATCGATTCTGCTTTCTACGAAAGAAGAGATAAATTTAACGAAGTAGTTAATTTAGTAAATCTATTTGAAGATGTCATTGGAATTGTTGGATCTTCATTTGAATTTCATAAAGGAACTACTGGATTATATCCATTAAACTTTTCAGATGGATTTTTTGGCCTTACTGCTATTACTGGCATAAGCGGATCTACCTTCGATAATAATATTTTCTCTGTAATTGGTAGAAAAGAAAGAGCAAGACTTTATGGTGGAGAAACCGCAAATATTCCAATTTTGATGGTATCTGACGCTGCTGGTTGCCTTGCTAGAACTGATAGCAGTTTCTTCCCTTGGTATGCTCCAGCAGGAACTATTAGAGGTGAAGTCAATACCATTACCAAACTTTATCCATCAATAGACGATACCGATATTACAAATTTACAAGGTCAGTTTGTAAATGCATTTAATAATGTTCTTGGTATCGATGGAATTTTCCTACTAGGCGATAAGACTTGTGAACTTACCGTTGCAAATAAACAACAAATTGGTGTTACTAGACTTATAAACTACATCAATAGGCAAATTAAGCCAATCGTAGCAGAAGCATTGTTTGAATTAAATGATGCTGAGACAAGATCAAAGATTGTAGCTGCTTTGACTTCTACTATGGAATTTGTCAAGTCAGGTAGAGGGGTTTCGACATATGTAATAGTCTGTGATGAGACAAATAATCCAGTTTCTGTACAGGAAGCTAGACAAATTGTAGTCGATCTATCCTTCAAGCCAGTATTCTCAGTAAATCAAGTTTCGTTCAGATTTGTAATTAATCAATCTTAATGGATGATTTAACATTTAATTTTGAAGTAATAGAATCTAAAAAGGACATAGACATTGGAATATTGATCTATGATTCTACATATATCAATTTTCTAAAACTTCAAAATGAAAAATATTACAAAATAGATTCGCAAACAAAATTAACAGACTTAATTAAAAATGGAGATTATACTCAAATCTCCGCATCAATTACTACATTTGAAGATTTTTTAGAATTAGTTGTAGTACCATCAGGATCTACCTCTCAAACGGCTAGAAAAGTAAATTTTTATAATAACTTTTTAATTGATTGTTCGCATTACAATTTTAATATAATTTTGATAAATTGCTCTACTGCTGAAATACCAGCGATAAAACAAGCTTTTAATCAAAATAAAATAAAAGCATTTTCCTACGATCCATTAAAAACTACAATATCCAATGATTTTAAGACAATTATAAAAGAAAAAAGATGTCCAGTTATTTTTAATTGCTTAAATAAATCAAATAGATTGCTTGAAGAGAGTTATGTAAATTCTAATCAAATTATAAGTTCTATTGCATTAAATGAATTAAATCTTAGAATTTTTAATGATGAAGATTTTCAAGTTTTAACATATTCAGTAGCCGGATTAAAAAGAAAATTTTGGTATTATCGATCAAATAATGTAGTTCGTGATAAAAAATTAACTCCAATACCATTAATCTCTGATGCTATTGGCTGTTTTTCTAGAAGCTTAAATAGTATTGCTTGGCTACCTCCAGCTGGATATGTTCGTGGTAAAATACTCAATCAAGATTTTGAGGCTACTATTGAAAATCCTACAGCAACATTCTCCCAAAAAGAAGGAATAGTTCCCTCAACACCATCGAACTTAAACGATCTTGAATCCGTTTACGATAAGGGTATAAATTTACCAATTGAAATATTTGGAACTGATAATATTAAATCTTTCTATATCAATAGCGATGTTTCTGGTTATACTGGGGCAATTTATCCACTAAAACAATCAATTTCTTATTCTAATTTAATTTTTGATGTAGTTAGCAATATTCAATATGTGTTAAATAGTTCATTATTTGAATTTAATGATGAGGCTACTAGAAATCTAATAAAAATTAGAATAGAACAGTATCTGCAATTTGCAAAAGCAAATTCAGGTATAGATGATTTTGTTGTAGTTTGCGACTCTTCAAATAATAATGAAACTGATTATATCAACAGAAGAGTAAATGTAGATGTGTCAATAAAGCCATCACAAAGTATAAATTTTGTTGAATTAAGCTTTACTACATAATACATGGCATCTATTACGAATTTCATTTCAAATTTTAAAGGTGGTACTAGAAGAAACAGATTTTTAGTTTCTGCTTCTTGGCCATCTGGAGTTCCTAATAACATATCAACTTATCATATTCTATCTGCATCTTTACCACCATCAGATTTAGGAAGAATATCAATTCCGCATAGAGGTAGACTTATTCACTATGCAGGAGATAGATCGTATAGAGATTGGGATATAGCAATTTTGGATGATACCGAAAAATCATTATGGAATTCATTTCAAGGATGGCATAAAAGAATAAATTCCCATGTATCCAATGTTCATTCGTCATCATCTGATGCGTTTAGAGATTTAAAAACCGATTGGACGATAAGACATCTTGATACCAATGGAAACACTTTAAAAACTATGGTTTTGAGAGGGTGTTTTCCTGCACTAGTTGGTCCAGTAGAATTTGATATGAGTTCTCAAATATATAATACCTTTTCCGTCAAATTAACTTACGATTATTTCACTGGCTAATGGAGAAATAAATGGCTCAATCAATAAATGATTTTAAAACAAACTTTTCTGGTGGTACTAGAAAAAATCGCTTCCGAGTAACTGGAAATTTCCCATACGGAGGCGGATTTAATATTTTCCAAACAATGGCGGTATCTATGCCACAGAACAATTTGTATGTTGTTGAATATGATTATAGAGGAAGAAAACTTAAACTTCCTGGAGATAGAACATATGGAAGCCAGGGAGGTAGTATCTGGGAAGTTGCAATCTTAGATGATGCTAATACAAATCCTTCTCAGATATGGAGTAAATTCCATGATTGGAGCGATTCAATCAATAATCACCTAAGCAATACAGGAGATCAAATAACACCATCTACATATAAAGCTAATGGTTGGGTAGTTGAGCAATTGGATTTAAATTGCACTAATGTATTAAAATCCGTAAAATTATATGGTTGCTGGCCAATTTCAGTCGGGGAAATACAGCTAGATATGAGAGTACCTAATGAATATGTGACTTTTAATGTGGCATTTTCTTTTGATTATATTGATCAATGATATGGAGATATAAATGGATATTAAGCTTTTTGGTTTTAAATTAGTAAAAGATACAAAAGAAGATACAGCAAATCTTCAGAACTTTACTCCTCCAGAAGAATTTGATGGAGCCTATACACTTGAGGGTTCTGGTGTATATGGAACATTCATCGATTTTATGGGATCTGCAAAAGATGAACAGGCAACGATTTCGCAATATCGTGCAATGGCCTTATATCCAGAAGTAGATACTGCAATTGATGAAATAACCAATGAAGCTATTGTCTCTGGTAACGATAGAAAACCAATAAAATTAGATCTATCAAAGATAAATTTTTCAGAAAATATAAAAAGTAAAATATATTCTGAATTTGATTCTATTCTTCAGTTATTAGATTTTCAAGATAAATGCTACGAAATATTCCGTAGATGGTATATCGATTCAAAACTATATTTTTATATTTCTATCGATATGGATGATCCATCCGCTGGGATTAAACAATTAGTTCCACTTGATTCTACCAAGATCAAAAAGGTAAGAAAAATAAAGTCTAATCCAGCAAAACAAACAGGAAATTCTCTATCAATCATTCAAGATGTCGATGAATTCTATGTTTACTCAAACAATGATAAAAATTCAGTAATTGGAACTGGGGCTGCTGGTCTTAGAATATCTCCAGATTCAATTTGCTATGTTCATTCTGGAATGGTTGATATGAATTCCAAGAGGGTCTTAGGATTCCTTCATAAGGCAATCAGACCACTGAACATGTTGAGACAGGTTGAAGATGCAATAGTCGTATATCGCATTTCCCGCGCTCCAGAAAGAAGAATATTCTATGTGGATGTTGGTAATCTGCCAAAGCAAAAAGCAGAACAGTATGTTCGTGAATTAATGAACAAATATAGAAATCGTATGATTTATAACCAGACAACTGGTGAAATCAAAGACGATAGAAATCAAATGGCAATGCTTGAGGATTTCTGGCTTCCACGAAGAGAGGGTGGTAGAGGAACTGAAATTACTACCCTGGATGGGGGACAAAATCTTGGTGAATTGACAGATGTTGAATATTTTAAGAAAAAACTATATTTTGCCTTAAATATTCCTCCATCAAGATTGGCCGGAGAAAATGGCTTTAATATGGGAAGATCGGCTGAAATCACGCGAGATGAGGTCAAGTTCTACAAATTTATTGAAAGATTGCGTTACAAGTTCTCCGGTATGTTCTCACAGTTACTAAAAGTTCAGCTAATATTGAAAGGTGTTATAACTGAGGATGATTGGAATTTGATTTATCCTCATATAAACTTCTCATTTAATCGTGATTCTTATTTCAACGATTTGAAGGATGCCGAAATATTATCATCTAGAATGGAATTGGCTGCACAAATGGAGCCTATGATTGGAAGATATTATTCTAGTAATTATATTCGTAAAAATATTCTAAAGCAATCAGAAGAGGAAATGGAACTTATTGATAGAGAAATGGCAGTAGATATTGCCAAACGAAAGCAAGAAGAATTAGAACAATTACAGTTACAGCAAGCTACAGAAGCTCAAGAATAAAAAATTCTAAATATAAAGGAAAAAAATATGAAAAGCAAAAAAATAATCCGCTCAATATTATCAGAAAACGCAATTGACGCTAAAAAGTTAATTCAGCAAGACTTAACTGTAAAACTTGGCGAAAGACTTGCCGAAGAATATGTCCGTGTAGCCAAAATGACCTTCAATGAACAGTACGAAGAAGAGGAAGAAGAAGTTTCATCTGAAAACGAAGAAGGTCTAGAAAGCGAAGAAGAAGATGATGAAGAGTCAATGACTAAATCATCAAAATCTGAATTAGCAGCAATGTATCCTCCAGAAGATAAGATAACAAGAGGAGATATTATTGCAGCCGCTCAAAAAAATAAGAAGAAGAAAAAATGAAGTTAATAACAGAAACAGTCGAAGAGATAAATTTTCTTACTGAAAAAACCGATAATGGTGAAAAGCAATATTTCATCGAAGGTATTTTCATGCAAGCTGATCAAAAGAATAAGAATGGAAGAATTTATCCAAGAAATATTCTAATGAATGAAGCTCGTCGTTATGTTACTGAATATGTAAGTAAAAATCGTGCTTTGGGAGAACTAAATCATCCATCTGGTCCATCAGTAAATTTAGATCGCGTATCTCATAGAGTTACTTGGCTTAATGAAAACGGAAATGACATTTATGGAAAAGCAAAAGTCCTTGATACTCCATGCGGACAAATTGTAAAAAATCTAATGAATGAAGGTGTTAAGCTAGGAGTATCGACTCGCGGCATGGGTTCTTTGGAGAAAAAAGGCGCAGTGAACTATGTAAAAGAAGATTTCATGCTTGCTGCCATCGATATCGTTGCAGATCCATCTGCACCAAATGCTTTCGTTGATGGAATCATGGAAGGCAAGGAATGGGTTTGGGATAATGGTATCCTAAAAGAACAAGATATTGCCGGATATCACAGAAGAATTTCAGGTGCTTCAAAGAGAAAACTTCAAGAAGAATCTATAAAAGCTTTTGCAGATTTTTTAAGGAAAATTAAATGAAGCGTCTAGACTCAAAAGAATTAAAATCTTTAAATGAATGTGCTTACCGCACTATGTCCAATGAACAATTGGATGAAAGTATTCTTGGAGCAATAGGAAAATTAGCCGCAAAGGGTGTTTCTGGTGCAGGTAAAGCAGCATTAAGATCAACAACTTCTACCGGAAGAGCAGCAACAGCAACTTCTTTAGAAAGAGCGGCGAAGGGAGCTTATATTGGTGGTAGAAAGGCCCTTCGTGACATAAAAGATACAGTAGTAGATATTGCTTCGGCTGGTAAAACGGGAAGACTGGCAACACAGAGAGCATCTTCTGCTGCTAGGCGAGCGGCAACAGAAACAGCCAGAGTATCTAAACTCACAAGAGATGTGCAAGATGCAATAGCAGTTGGTCGCAGGGGACAAATGACAGCAGCAGATGCTCTAAGAGTTCAAAAAGCAGAAGATCTTTTAGCCGCAGGCCGTGTAGACGATGCATCCGATCTTTTGATGGGTGGGGGGCAACAAGTAATCTCTGGTTCAGGTGGTGGGGCCGCTCGTTCCGGTGCTAGTACTGCTCTTGCTGCTGGAGCAGGAACTGCTGCTGGCGCATATGCTGGAAGAAAAGATGGTTTCCTTTCCTCAAATCTTAGCGAAATAGAAAAAGCAGCTCAACAAGGAGCATCAGAAAATATTTTTGGTGATCTAAGAACTACTTTAGGCTTGCAAGGAAAAGCAACCGGATCAAGAATAAATGTACAAAATAGACTCAGAGGAATAAGATAAATACTAAATAAAACGGAGAATATAATGTTACCACAAAATACACAATCGGACGAACAGGATATCCTTGGAGGTGGTGCGTTTGATACCACTGGCAAGGGAGTAGTTTTAAACAAGCCAGTAGGCGAATATTACGCACAAAATGCTGCCTCAATTCAGACACCAAAATCTGGAGCACCAATGCAAATGCCAGGTTCTCCTATGGGTACTGAAGATGAGATGGAAGAAGAACCAATGGATGATGAGATGGAAGCAGAATCAGAAGAGTCCTTAAAGGAACATCTTGCTGCTCTATTTGCCAATTCAAATCTATCAGAACAATTCGTAGAGAGAGCAAAGACCATTTTTGTTGCTGCTGTAAATCAAAAACTAAATGAAAGATCAGCAAAGCTTGATGAAGCATATAAGGCTTCTTATAACAATGCTCTAAACAACACAGTTTCAGAACTAACTGAGAAGGTTGATGATTATCTAACCTATGTCGTTGAAGAATGGGTCAATGAGAATCGCCTACAAGTCGAAAGAGGAATCAAAGTTGAATTGGCTGAGAATTTCATCTTCGGTCTAAAGAAACTCTTTGAAACCAACTTCATCGATGTTCCAAATGAGAAGTATGATGTTCTAGATGAACTTTATACTCAAATTGACACTCAGAAAGAACAACTAAACAAGAGCATTCATGAAAATGTTTCTCTTCGCAAGAAGCTTCTAGACACCGCTGCTGTGGCTGTTTTTGCTGAAGAATCAGCTGGTTTAGCTGCAACTCAGGTAGATAAGTTAGCTAATCTAGCCGAAGGCGTTCAATTCGATAATCCAGAAGAATTCCGTAGAAAACTCAGAGTTATCAAGGAAAGCTTCTTTGCTCGTCCAGCACAAGTTCAACCACAAGCACAACCAAGAATTCAACCGGCAAATCGCACTATTGATATTCTTGAGACATCAACAGTACCTGAAACACTAACTGAAAGTACTGTTAATGTCTACGCAAATGCGATTAGTAGACACCTTAAGAACAGATAAATTATAAATAAAAATACACAGGAGATAACATGTTCGAAGAAACAACACCATACGATATTTTAACTGAGAAGTGGGAGCCAGTTTTAAGCCACAGCGCACTCCCTGCAATTGAAGATAGCTACAAAACTAAAGTAACCGCAGTTCTTCTTGAGAACCAAGAGTCTGCAATGCGTCAGCAAAGACTTGTTGAAGACAACACCCTAGGTGGACCAATCAGCAATGTTTTTGGTGCTGCTTCATCAACCAACATCGCTGGTTACGACCCAATCCTAATCAGCCTTGTTCGTCGCGCAATGCCAAACCTCATTGCTTATGACATCTGCGGCGTTCAGCCAATGACCGCTCCAACCGGACTCATTTTCGCAATGCGTCCCAAGTACGATCCAAACGGTGGTCCTCGTCAAGAAGCTATGTACCAGGAAGCATTCGTACCATTCGGTGGTTCGGGTGGTACTGGTGGTCAGGTTGGTGGACAGGGTGCTTCATACACCAACTACTTTGGTGGTTCAGCCGATTACGGTCTAACCCTATTCGGTGGTGGTGCATCAGGTGCAACCAGAATTAACAACTCCTTCTATGGAGATGACTTCAAGGCTATGCTAGTTGGTGCTGCCGAAAACCTTGGTAATACTAAGCCTTTCCAGGAAATGGCATTCACCATTGACAAGGTTGCTGTTCAGGCTAAGACTCGCGCTCTAAAGGCCGACTACACCACTGAACTCGCTCAGGACCTCAAGGCTGTTCACGGACTTGATGCTGAAACCGAACTCGCCAACATTCTCAGCACTGAAATTCTTGCTGAAATCAACCGCGAAGTCGTTCGTGGCATCTACCATGTCGCCAAGCTCGGTGCAAAGCAAAGTGACCTCACAAGCTCTGCTATTCAGGGTGGTGCATATGACCTACTAGTTGACTCAGACGGTCGTTGGTCAGCTGAACGCTTCCGTGGCCTCATGTTCCAGATCGAACGCGAAGCCAACCAGATTGCCAAGGAAACTCGTCGTGGTAAGGGTAACTTCATCATCTGCTCGTCAGATGTTGCTTCAGCCCTCGCAATGGGTGGATTCCTCAACATCAGCCCTGCTCTAAATCAGCAGCTTGAAGTTGATGACACTGGTAACACCTTCGCTGGTGTACTAAACGGCAAGATGCGCGTTTACATCGATCCCTATGTTCAGTCTGGCGTAGACTTCGTTTGCGTAGGATACCGTGGTTCAAGCCCATACGATGCTGGCTTGTTCTACTGCCCCTATGTCCCACTCCAGATGGTTCGTGCAGTCGATCCTAACACCTTCCAGCCCAAGATCGGCTTCAAGACCCGCTACGGCATGGTTGCCAATCCATTCGTTCTAGCCTCTGGTGGAACTCCAGATGGCGAAAACATGACTGGCGGCATCAACCAGTACTACCGCATTTTCCGTGTACTAAACCTTCACGGTAACTCAGCCTGATACTGAGTAAAATCTGACACTTCGGAGACAGGAGCCAGAAATGGCTCCTGTTTTCTTTTCTACATACTTCATGGCAAATACACCAATTAATACTCTTGGAATTAATTACTTTCATTTTGAAATGCAAAGAATTCCAACTGTTATTTACAACTGCACTGAAGTTAATCTTCCAAATTTAACTATGGCTGCTGTTGAGCAACCAACCACACTAGGTATTCCAGTAAAAAGACCAATTGGAAAATATAATTTTGAAGATTTAACAATAACTTTCATGGTAGATGAAAATTTAGTTAATTGGCTTGAAATTTATAGATGGATGAGAGCACTAGGAAATATAGATGATGATTGTACAAATAATTCATTAAATTTTAGAGATTGGATGACAACCGCTACTCTTTATTTGACAAAAGGAACATATAAAGATAATAAAAAGGTTATATTTCATGAAATATTTCCAATTGGATTATCTGGATTAAAATTTAGTAGCACAGCAAATTCAGCAGTGCCTCAATATGCATCTGCTAGATTTTCCTACACTTATTATCGATTTGATCCAGATCCTGGCAATCCAAGTTGACTTTATTTACTAATGTGTATACTTAAATTATGAATTTTGATGAATTAAAACAACAAGTACAAGAAGATCTTAAGATAGATTCCACAGAACTTGCCATTGAATCTGTAAACACTCCACAGATCCATAACAAGTATCTACTGTTCCTTAAGAAGCACAAGGAAGCCCTTGCAGAGGACGAGAGAACCCTTCGTGTCATGAAGAAGTACAAGTGGCTCTATTACACAGGAAAGCTGTCTAAAGAGGAATTAGACAAGTTTAAGTGGGAGCCATTTGACCTAAATATACTGAAAACTGATGTTGATAAGTTCATTGACGCAGATGATGATGTCATCAAATTAGAGCGTCAAATCACGGAAAAGAAAGAACTCGTCAGTTACTTGGACGGCGTGGTAAAGATAGTAGCAAATAGGCAATGGAATATTCGTTCAGCTATTGAGTGGATCAAGTTTAGTCATGGCCAATGAAGAAGTAAAAATAGAAAAAATAGATGGTACATTCATCAAAGTTCATTGCGAAAATTCAGTAGCAAAAGAGATATCCGATTACTTCACATTTAAGGTCCCAAATTCACAATATTCCCCAGCATTCAAGCGAAGAGTATGGGATGGCCAGATTCGTCTATTCAACTACTTCACTCGTAAAATCTATACTGGTCTGAGAAACAAGATCGTTCAGTTTTGCCTTGATCGAAACTATGAATGCAAGTTTGAAAATTTTAAGGAAGAATTTTTTGAAGATTATAAGTCTTTTATTGATGCTCTACCTCTACACTCAGATTCTGGCCAAATCAAGCTCAGAGACTATCAGCAGAGGGCTGTGGAAATGGCTCTTGAT